ACCTTATCCAGGACCTCCAGGGCTATAAGAGGCACCAGGTGCTCAAGGACGGCCCGGCGACCTCCGGCTGCCTGACCTGGAGCCCCTTCGTGTACAACACCTCTATCTCCAGCGTCTTCGTCATCCCCTCCTTTGACGTCCTGTTCAACGGCGAGGAGGTCACGGTTACAGGGTACCTCTCCGCCGACCAGGCCCTCAACCAGGTCCTCCTCCCCTCCCCGGTCTCCTGGCCGGGGGTTGACGTGGAGCAGGCCAGGATTTACGTCGTCTTCCTGGAGCTTTGGTACCAGGCCCTAGACCCGACCACCGGTGCAGGGTACTACTCCGTCACCGACCCCGTGACGGGGGCCATCTCCAACTACTTCTGGCCCTACGGGTGCGTGAGGCCGGACCCCGGCCTCTACGAGTCCATGCCCGACGACTCCGTGGACATATTCGGCACCCTGACCGCAGGCGGGGGCCTCTACACTACCCAGCGTGCCCAGGTGCAGTGGAGCCTCAATATCCAGCGTGTCGGCCTGAGCTACGACTTCAGGCGGTACCGCTACGGGCTCGACTCGGTCGGCACCGGCCCCCTCCAGGCGGTCTACGCCCAGGCAAGCCAGGCCTCCCCCATCACGGTGGACGCCTCCTACCAGTTCCAGAACCTCGGGGCCGTCACGGGGGATACCGGGCTGTGGAGGGCAGGCAACGGCAACCCCAACAATGCCCTGGGGACCATGGACGGCTACAGCTACGCCATGCCCGTCGCCGTGGTCTTCCAGCGCAACACCGGCATCTTCAGCCTAGGCTCCAACATCTTCGGGTGCGCCAGCGCCAGGACCTCCAACTCCGGCACGCTCGCCACGGGGGTGTCCGGCCGGTTCGACTCCCGGCTCGCCGACCAGGTGTTCCCAGACGACACGGTGGATACCAGGCAGTCCGTGAGCCTGGACGGGTGGGACTACGGGAAGCTGGCCGGTGAGGGCCTCACGGACCTTATCACCGGCAGCCTCAGGTCCGCCATCGGCCGTGGGCAGCCCCCTGGTATGAACCCCTACGACCTAGGCTCGGCGCTCGACTACTATGTCTCCATAGCCCCGTCCATCGTCGCCAATACCAACACGGTGGGGGCCTTCGACGGGTTTATGAACGGCTTCAGCTCCGACCAGAGGACCTTCTACGTCACCAAGCAGGTCAGCGTCTACGGTACGCCCAGCACGCCCCAGAACCCTGACGGCTCCTCGGGCACGATAGGGAAGTCCGTGGGCACCGTGGGGGCGGCCTGGTCCCAGAACGACGCCTTCACCGTCTGCCTGCCCTCGGCCTCCTCCACCATCTCCGCCTCCGCCGTCATCTCCTCGGCCTTCGTACAGGGGTTCAACACCCCCGTGGGGGGAAGGTCCAGGGTCCCCATAACCCTCCTGTCCGGCCAGGTGCTAGTGCAGGGCCTCAACTCCCGCACCGTCGTGGTGTCCTTCCCGCAGAACCTCTACGGCACGGCCTACGACCCAGGCACCAACAACCTGTACGTCACCCTTGGCATCACCTACCCGGCAGGCAGCAGCGCCAGCCTGGTGAACATACCTGTCGCCATGGACGGAGGCTCCCTGTACGACGGCACCACGGGCAAGACCCTCCCGGTGTACGGCGTCTCCGAGTACGCCATCCAGGCGCAGCAGATATCCTCCCTGGCATACCAGGTATGGGCCTACAACCCGGAGTACTCCAGCGTCCAGTTCGGCACCAGGGTATGGGTCAGGGTGGCAGGCTCCACCGGGGTCCAGCAGACGGTCGTAGGGGGGGTAACCACCACCTTCATAGTCCCTGTCCAGGGCATCAACGGGCAGGTCAACGGCCTCTACGTGGTCGGGGCGTGGGACCTGGCCACCGGCACCTCCTACTCCATCTCCGGCAGGATGATGAGCGGCACCAACTGCATCGTCACCATCCAGGCACCCGTCCCCTCTGCCTCCACGGTGGTCATGTCCTTCATAGCCCAGGACACTGCCCAGGTGGCCTATAACCCGTCTGTCAAGGGGGTTACCCAGGTGGAGGAGACAGTGCTCTTTGGCACCTATGCCAAGACCCCCAGCTCGCCTGCCAACTCCCCCAGCCTGTGGGCCGACAGCAGGGTCGTGGTGGAGTCCGTGTCCTACGACAACGTCTCGGGGGCAAGCACCGTGGTCCTGGCTGGCAACCACTGTATCATCAAGGGGATATCCGGCAACGATGTCGGCAGGCTGGTATGGGTCCAGGACCAGTTCGGCAACCTCAACGCCGTGAACGTGTCCACGGCCAGCTTCAGCAACGGCTACGCCATAGTCGTGGTCCCCCACACCAACCTGGACCCGACCCAGGGCGGCAGCACCTTCCTGTTCGTAGGCTCCATACTCCCGGCCTTCTCCACCGACTCCTCCCTCACGGTGGAGGAGCGCTATGTCCCCTACCAGGGGGAGGGGGTCGAGGGGCACTCCTACGAGGTCCTGTACGCCTCCGACAGCGCCCTTATCACCACCAACGGGACGGGCACCGCACCGGTCATAGGCCTATCGGACGTGTTCCCCTACAACCGCCAGATTCCTATCTCCACCACCCTGCCCTCCCAGGTGGGGTGGTCGGACGCCACGCTCTCCAACACCCCCCTGGCGACCCTGTTCGACTCCAACTTCGTAGCGATGCGGCAGAACAACGTGGAGACGGTCTTCGAGGCACCGCTGCACACCAACGACTTCATCATGCCCGTGAACCGGGACATCAGGAAGCAGGTGCAGCTCCTCCAGGGGGGCAGCGGCGGCAGGGGGTTCGCCAAGGCCCTACCGCACCTGGGGTTCGCCATCGAGCCGCCCGCCCCCAAGACCGTGCTGGGGCAGAACCTACAGTCCACGACCGCCCCCATCGTCCTGTACGTGAACAATGCCAGCGGCAACGACAACAGCAACGGCCTCAGCCGCCTGACCGCCAAGCGCACCATCACCGGGGCCGTGAACTCCCTGCCCCCCGTGCTCAGGCACCCCTGCTCCATCCAGCTCATCACCACCGGGGTCCCCTATGTCATCGCCAACATCTCGTCCTCCCTCCAGATTATAGCCCTGGGGGACGGGACGCTGCGCACCGCCAAGTGGTATGCCCTGGCCAACCTGGCGTTCAGCATCCAGGAGGAGGGCAGGGTGGTAATCACCAGCACGGCGGACGCCACCAGCCCCATCGTCATCGACGGCACGGGCTGGGCGGGGTTCGGGGACGGCCCGACCTCGGCCTTCTTCGTAAACAGCAGCCGGGTGATGTTCAACAACATCCAGTTCCAGGGGTTCGTCAACCCTGCCGTGTACGGCATAGACTCGGACGTCGAGTTCGTGGGCTGCATCTTCCGGGACAACTCCCAGGCAGGCGGGTTCGAGCAGGGGAGCGGCGTGATAATGACAGGAGGGGGCATAACCCTCCCCACGGGGGGCAACGGGTTCGTGCTCTCCCAGTCGGAGCTGACTGCCTCCGGGGTGACGCTGGCAGTGGCCGCCGGGGCATCGCCCGGCTCCTTCTTTACGGCAGAGCGCTCCTCCTGCGTCAACCTGTCCCAGCACCAGATATCCTCGCAGGAGGCTGGCATACTCCCCACTACGGTGGTGGCCTATGCCCAGCTCAACTCCAGCATCGTGGTGGACAAGACCTTCCAGACCGCAGGGGAGGCGGTCCTGACGGCCAACTCGATACTGGCACGCTCCGTGAACATAGACCCGTTCCTAGGAGGCATCAACGCCGACAGCACGTCTGCTGTGGTAACACAGCTATAGGACAAAATCCATGAGCCTACCCCTGCTTCCGGTATCGCCCGCCGTCGCCAACATCGACGAGAACCTTATCCTGACGGTCAACTGGAACCCGCCCACCGTCAACGGCGGGTACACCATGTACGCCGGGTGGAACATCTACCTGTTCATACCCCCGGCTGCGGCCATCCCCCTTACCTACTTTACCACCGGCACCGAGTCCGGGGGCACGCCCAGCAGCCCCAACTTCCAGCAGACGCTCGGGGTCGGGGACTACGCTATCAATATGGAGGCCCTGTCCTCCGACTATACCCAGTACCTCAACAGCCTCCAGTGGGACAGCAACCATACCTTCCCCCCCGTCATCACCAGCAGCCTGGTAAGCTATAGCAGCTCTACCCTCCTCCTGGGTCAGACCCTAACCGTCACCCTGAGCAGCCTCTACGACGGCAGCAATGCCAGCAGTTGGCAGGTCTCCTACCAGGACGGGACCTCCTCCGGCTGGATGCCCCTCAGCAGCCGGACCGTGACCAAGATTTTCAACACGCCGGGGCAGCAGGTCTTGACCGTGCAGGTGCTCAGCGACTTCGGCGGCAACGTCCCGCCCGTCAAGCTGACCCGCTCCTTCTCCTTCAGCGTCTTCGTGGTAAACCAGGTGTACAGCGCCCCGTCCGAGACGTCCATCACCGGGACCCTCGGCGTCGGCGGCGAGCAGGGGTTCGAGATAATCGACAACACCTCCGGCCAGGCGGTCCCCCAGCCCTACGAGGTCATAGCCAAGGGAATCGTGCGTGACATAATGACCAACGAGCTTAAGCTGCTCGTGGCCACCAGCCGCTTCAGCAACGCAAGCTCCCTGCTCGGGACCATGGCCCTGGACGTGTTCCCGCTCAACGGCCGCCCGCAGCTCAACGAGCCTCTCCTCCCGCTCACCGAGGTGACGCCCGGCAACAGCTCCGTCATCCCTGTCACGATAACCACCGTCGCCCTCCCCAGCGACTCCTATATCGGCCAGCCCTGCGAGTACTTCAGGTTCATGCAGGCCACGGGCGGCACGCCGTTCGTGGAGCTTGGCGCACCCCCCAGCACCACCACCACCGACAGCCTCTATATCTGGTCTGCCGAGGGCATGCCCCCCGGCCTGGAGATGAGCAGCGACGGCACCATAAGCGGCATCCCGACCCAGCTCGGCACCTTTACCGTCGTCGTGTCCGCCATGGACATCAGCGTCCCGCCCTTCATTGCAGAGATGACCTACACCAGCCAGTTCGCCTACGTCATCAAGTCCAACCTGACGATAACCACCCCGTCCGTCCCCGACGCCCAGGTCCTCGTCCCCTACAGCAAGCAGCTTGAGAGCACGGGCGGCATAGCCCCCCTCCTGTGGTCCATCGAGGCGGGCACCCTGCCCATCGGCCTCTCCCTCGGACAGGGCACCGGCATGATATCCGGCGTCCCCTGCACCTACAGCATGCAGGATTTCGCCGGCCAGTTCAGCGTCACCGTGCAGGTGCAGGACTCCGTAGGGGCGCTGGCCTCCAGGACCTATACCCTGAGCCTTTTCCCGGCCTCCCTCCAGTTCGGGCCGCTGGACCAGCCGGTCATCTACGCCGGGCAGTCCTACAGGATTGACATCCCCGTGTTCGGCGGCACCCCGCCCTACACCCTTGCCTCCTTCACGGACGACGGCATGGCGGCCCTGGACCCTACAAGCGCCCATGCCCTGATGGGGGGGGTGTTCGAGTTCCAGATTAACGTCGCCAACTCCAACGCCGGGGTACACAGCTTCGCAGTGACGGTGAACGACTCTGCGGCCGGGTCCGCCAACAAGACCTTCTACTACACCGTGGGGCCGCAGGTAAGCTCCATAGAGGTGGTAGAGGCGGCGTTCGACCACCAGTGGGGGACCGGCGACACGACCTCCACGGCCCACGACATAGCAGGGTCCCTCGGCGGGTTCCTCATCAACCAGGGCAACGTGCTTACCGTCTCGGACTTCTCCAGGTCCAGCGGCCTGGCGGTAAAGGTTGTGCCCTCGGGCACCGTGGCCCTGTCCCCGCCGTCGCCCGCCTCCACCCCCCTGGTCGAGGTGGCCGGACCCCCCACCTCCTTCTGCAACTCCGAGGTAAGGGTCAATGTGCCCCTGACCAACGGCACGGCCACGGTGGCCACCATCATACGGGAGTTCGAGCTGCTTACCCACAACAGCGTCTCCGACATGGGAGGGGAGCTAATCTACCCACGCCCGTATATCGTAGGGGATTTCGTCGGCATGTACCCCCCGAGGCCCTACTTCAACTCCCCCGAGGTCAGCACCTTCCCGGCAGGCAGCCCCCCGGTATCCCTTACCTCCAGGGTCCAGGCAGGCTCCTCCCTCCCTCCGGGCCTCTCCCTCGACCAGGTCACGGGGCTGGTGTACGGCAGCCTGCTGGGCATCTTCGGCACCGGGCCGGGGCCGACGCCGCCCTCCCAGTCCGCCAGCATCTCTACCCCCCCGCACATGGGGGCTACCGCCACGGTGGGGGTGCAGTACTACGTGACCAACGGCAATATCCTGATATCCGTCCTGTACACCGGGTACTCGCAGACCGACCCCAACCTGCCCGTCATCAAGAACACCCTGGCAGGGGCAACGGTAGGCTCCCCGTTCGTCCCCAATACGACGGCGGTCGTGGACGTGACGACCAACAGCTTCGTCATGGAGTACAACTACCTCGCTACCGTCGCAGGCACGGACGTCATAAGCCTCGTGCAGGGCGGCACGGTGTTCGACATCGTGGTCATCGTGGTCAGCTCCCCGTCCCTCAGTGCCACCGGGCTTAGCTCCAACACCAGCCTTCCGGCATCGACGGTGAACACTACCGGGGCCACCCTAAACCCGCCGGTCACGGTCACCGGAGGCGTGCCCCCGTATACCTACACCCTGACCACGGACATTGGCCATACTACCCCGAACACCTTCACCATAACCAACAACGGGACCGCCAACGCTGCCCTCAAGGTGCAGAACCCCGCTGTCGGGCCGGGCACTACCCTGTCGTGGAGCGGCAGCATCCAGGTCACGGACTCGGCCGCCGCCACGCAGTTCGTCACGGGGACCTACACGGTCAACGTGATTATCACCACCTCCGCACTCACGGCGACGGGCAGGAACGAGGCGTACAGCAACGCCATAGACGGACTGCCCATAGGGGCCGTGCCCATCCCCGTCACTGTCACCGGAGGGACTGCGCCCTACAGCTACAACCTGGCCATCCCTGCCACGCAGTACTTCGAGGTAGTGAACAACAACAGTGCCTCCGCAGGCATCCTGTTCACCGGAGGCTCGGTCACCGGCAGCTTCAGCACCAATGTGAGCATAACGGTCACCGACGCCGCAGGCGGCGTCGTCTCCGCCGTGGGCAAGATTACGATAATCGTAGCGGTTGCATGGTAGGAGAGGAGAATGAGCAACACGAGCGTCATCGAGTACGTAGACTCCCTGGGGACCGTGCATGGCACTGCCGCCATAAACTGGGACACGCAGGCCAACGCCTTCCCTATGACCGCCAGCCTGCCCTCTGGGACCCTCAACGCCCCCTATAGCGGCACCATCACCTCCCAGACGTCCAACCTCTCCTCTGCCTCCGTCTACCGTGGGCACCTTCCTGCGGGCCTCTCCCTCAGCGCTTCCGGCAGCACCGTCACCGTGTCCGGCACCCCGACCGAGGCCGGGGTATTCGACCTGTGGTTCCAGGCCACCACCTCAGACAGCAAGTCCTCCTTCATTTACAGCAGGCTGGCCATCGCCTATGCCGTGCCCCCCATCATCCTGACCAACATCCTCCCCAGCGTCGTAATCGGGCAGGCCTACTCCGTCGTCTTCGAGGGGTACGGGGGCGTGCCCCCCTACACGTGGTCCAGCGACATAGCCACCAGCTTCCCGGGGGTGGCCCCCTTCCTGAGCTTCACGGGCAACGTCTTCGGCGGCACGGTGACGGACGGCACCCAGGAGGGCAAGAGCGCCAACGTCAGCTTTGCCCTGACGGACGCCAACGGCACCATAGCCACCCGCACGCTGCTCCTCAGCGTCAACAGCTCCCTGGTGATAACGACCACCGTCATCCCCAGGGTAGGCCTGAACGTGGACTACTCCTTCACCCTCCAGGCGGCGGGCGGCGTGCCCCCCTATACCTGGAGCACTGCCGGGCCCCTCCCCACCCCGGCAGTCGGCCATACCTTCGCCCTCAGCTCGGCGGGCGTCCTGGCCGGGTATACGGACGACAACAGCTACGGCACCCATAGCGTGAACTGGACGGTCACGGACTCGACGGCCGCCAGCACTACCAAGCTCCTCCCCCTGTCGGTAGGGCCGCTCTCCGGCATGACCATCGACGCCAGCGGCGTAGGACCGATATACCGTGGCGTGAACTACAACGGCACCCTGGTCGTCGGGGGCACCTATACCACCCCCGTTTCCTGGACGGTCACCGACGACAGCCCCAACCCGCTCCCCTCCGGCCTACAGCTCCAGGCCAGCGTCAGCAACAGTGGCAAGAGCGCCTCCATCATCGGGCTGTACACCGGGGCACCTATCCTCCAGGCGTCCAACTACCAGGTGAAGGTACAGGCCACCGACAGCGCAGGGCACGTCACCTCCGACACTATCGTTCTCTATACCCTGTCCAGCCTGGCGATAACCACCACCTCCCTGCCGAACGGCCAGGTGAACGTGGCCTACAGCCAGCAGCTCGCCGCCACGGGCGGCGGGTCGCCGACCGGGGGAGCGCCCGTGTACGCATGGAGTGCCTCCGATGTCCCAGTAGGCTTCCCGTTCAGCCTGAGCAGCGCAGGCGTCCTCCAGGGCACAAGCACCTCGTCCGGCACCTGGACCTTTACCGCCAACGTGGCCGACAGCCTCGCCGTGCCCGACACTGCCAGCCAGAGCCTCACGGTCACGGTATCCGCCAGCAACCTGGCCATCACCACCACCTCCCCCCTGCCCGGTGCCGTGGCCGGGGTAGCCTACAGCACCACCCTTGCGGCCACCGGGGGCGTCCCCCCCTATACGTGGGGGCTTGTCGCAGGCTCCCTACCCTCCGGGCTTTCCCTGGGGTCGAACGGCATCATAAGCGGGACTACCTCCGCCGTGGGCAGCTACACCATCACCGTCCAGGTGACGGACAGCGTCACCTCTACCGCCCAGAAGCAGTTCACCCTGCCGGTCACCTCCGCCCTTACCCTCCAGACGGGCATAGACTACACGGACGGGTTGAGCACGGGCAGCCTGGGCTACGTGGCGTCCGGCAGCGTGGACTCCATCAGCCCCCGGAGCAACAGGTCGTTCTACCTGGTCGCCCAGGGGCTTATCGCCACCTCCGCCAGCCAGATAACGGTCGGGGCACCCTCCGGCTTCTCGGCCACGGTGGAGTCCGTCTCCAGCGGCACGGCGCTCATCCGCCTCAGCGGCCCCTATGCCTCGGGCAGCCAGGGGAGCAACAGCCAGCTTTGGACCGTAACCGACAACGGCAACCCCTCCTCGCCGGTGCAGGCCTCTATCACGCCCTCCTGGACCGTCTATACGAACGGGGCGCTCCGTACCGCCCCCAGCAGTGGCAGCATACCCTCCTACGGGGTCCCGCTGGCGGAAGGTACCTCGGGCAGCCTGCCCGTCTACAACGACCCGAGCAACCCCGTGTTCAACTTCCAGACCTACAACGGGGCGGCCGTGGACAAGGCCGCCGCCCTCACGGCGGACTTCTCCTTCACCGGGGACAACAGCGCCTACTCCGGCCTGGTCAGCTTCGGCTTCGACGGCACCAACTACAACGTCTCCTATGGCGGGGGGGCGTTCGCCAGCGGGGTGGCCCTGACCAACCTGACCGTCACCGACGACGACATAGCCTGGTACAACGGCACGAACAAGTCCTTCGACACCTACGGCTCGGGCAAGAGCCTCGTCCTGCCGGCCGTCTACCTCCTCCAGACCACTGTGGGGTCCGTCAACCCGACGACCGTCACCATCCCCACCACCAACACGACCGCAGGCAGCACCTATTCCTCCGCCCCCGCCAATGAGACGGAGGCCATCACCACCGACTATGGCAACAGCGGGTGGATTAGCCTCGGCAACCTCAAGAACGGCGGCAGCGACTCCATCAACCTCTACGGGTCCTCGGGCATGACCAACAACATAGGCTACACCCTCAGCCTGACGGGGTGGTCGGGCATCAACGTGCCCAGCAATGCCACCATCACCAGCATCACGGCTACCATCAACTATACCAGGTCTGACTGGGGAAGCAAGCGCAGTGCCATCTACCTGAACGGGGTTACCCTCCTGGGGGTATCGCCGACGCCCCCGTCGCAGTACTTCGGCCCGTCTGACACCGGGCCCTTCGTGGCCACCTTCACCGGCCTCTCCCTTACGCCCGCCCAGGCCAACAGCGGCAACCTCGGGTGCGACTTCTTCTTCCAGTGCAGCCAGGCACCGGGCACCGGGGCAGCTATCATCCTGACCGGCGTCACGCTGACGGTCAACTACACCACCCCGAACTACAACAGCATCACGGTCTCCCTTGCCCGCCCGCTCTCCCCCTACCAGATAGGCACCTCGGGCGGGACGGGCAACACCATCAGCGCCAGCGCCTCGATGACCAACGCCACGGTCGTCTCCACCGTGCCGAACTACGGCAGCGGGGCCACGGCAGGATGGCTCACGGGGTGGACGGTCACGGTGTACTTCGCCTCCGGCAGCGGCACCCTCACCTGCCCGCTCACCATGAACGTGACAGGCAGGATTACATACCTGAGCGGCACCGCCATCGTGACGAACAACGTGACGTACCTCAATGCGGTGGTGGCCACCATAACCGCCAACCGCAGCGGGGGGGGTGGGGGCAGCACCCTGTCCATAACCACCGGCACCCTGCCCGATGGCTACCTGGGGCAGGGCTACTATGTGTATGTCTATGCCACGGGGGGCACGGCACCCTACTCCTGGACTGCCAGCAACCTGCCCGCTGGCGTGACGGCCCAGTACTCCAACTCCCTCACCCTGTACCTCAGCGGCACGCTGGTCACGCCGGGGACCTATAGCGTCACCATAAGCATCTCCGACTCCAGCTCCCCCACACAGAGGGCCACCCAGCTCTACACGGTGCAGGTGGGGATGTAGGGGGTAGGAAGGGGGGTTTAGGCCCATCAAGGTAGGCTAGGACATGGCAGGGTACGCATGGAAGTACGCCTATACCGGACCGCCCTTCCACTGGCTGGGGAACTTCTCCCTCAGCCAGTGGAAGGCGTTCAAGCAGTGGGCGAACCTGCGCATCGGCGACGTCAAGGACATCTCCACCCTGCACAGGATAAAGGCAGAGCAGCTCCGTAAGACGGCAGGGGTCCTGGAGAGGTACTACTCCTCCGTGTACCCCCAGGAGCAGGGCACCTACGGGGAGAAGCTTGCCCCGACCTTCCAGAAGGAGGCGTGGAAGCCAGGCGAGTACGGGCACTTCAACTACCCCTCCGGGGACGACCAGCTCCCCATGGTCATGGTAGGGAAGGCCAAGGGGCAGATGAAGGAGATGCTCCAGAGGCACGAGGAGGCCGTGTACTTCATGAACCAGGTCAGGTGCCTTATCGAGAAGCACGAGGACTGGGCGCAGTACGCAAGCGACTTCGCCCAGGGGTCCTCCGGGGTGCCCGGCAACCCGGTAGCGCTGGCCGACATCCTGGCCAAGGTTGACGGCTACTTCTCAAAGCCGGAATACCAGACCGTTCTGGTGGACGACGTCAACAACCTGTACAAGGGCCAGCCGTACGCCCGTGTGCATCCTGCCGACCCGCCTACCCAGTGGGAGCTTGAGCAGGCCAACCACAGCCCCTCGGGCTTCCCTATCGGGATAGTGGACAGGGAGAAGATTGACCCGTGAGCTATGACTTCAACACACGCCCGGCAGCATGCCCCCACGAGATAGCAGGGGAGAGGTATATCGTTGACAAGGTTGATTTTAAGACCCTGCACCTGGCGGCCAACACCTCCCTTAACATGCGTGCCCCCATAAACGGGCAGTCCACGGTCACGGTCAGGGTAGGCGGGGAGCTGGTGCAGGCGGACGACCCGACCTACGGGTATACCATCCTGGCGGACGAGAACCGTATCAGCACCCCCGACCGGTTCTACAAGATTGAGTTCAGGAGGGCGGTAAGGTGGTTCGTGCCGCTCATCGAGGTCGGGTACGTGACCCTCCAGCCGTACTGCCTGAGGTGCAGCGCCCTGGGGAGCCTCAACGACTACAGGGAGTCCTCGGCGGGCAGCCTCGTAAGGGTCACGGACACGGGCAAGCTCGTCCAGCGCTGCCTGAAGTACATCCTGACCTCCAGGTGCTCCTTCTACCCCCAGTTCACCTGCCCTGTCAGGGACTATATCGGCAGCAAGTTCGGGACGGCAGTGACGGAGGAGGACGTGGCCTCGCAGATTATGTCCTCCCTCCAGAGCCTCAAGAACGTACAGGCCGCCCAGAGGACGGTCCAGACCCTAAGCCCGCTGGAGATGCTCAAGGACATCACGGGGATATCCACGTCCATGCCCGACCCGACGGCCCTCAGCGTGTCCTGCTCGGTGACCAGCTACGGCGGGCAGGCGACGCCTCTGCCGGTGAACTTCTCAATATCCTCTACCAGGGAGCTAGTAGGGAACTAAGGACATGCAGCCTCCAAGCATAGGAAGCCCGCTCTCGTTCACAGCGCCGGTCATAATGGTGGGAAGCCCCCCCGTCCAGGTCACCTCCATGTCGGTGGACTCGACCGTCCTGCCCTACGTCGTCCGGGCCGACCAGTCCTACTCCCGCCTGGAGGTCACGGCCTACAGCAGCACCGCCATCAACGGCTCCCCCTCCCCCCCCTCCTCTGGCAGCGTGGTCTTCTCGGGGACGGTAGGCATCGACCTGCCGGGGGGAAGCGCCCTCCTGAGGTTCGTGGCACGCAACTACGACCCGACCCAGATGTCCTGGCCAGGCTCCAGCGCCAGCCCGGTCGTGAACGTCACCCCCCCGGTCGGCTACCGGTTCGTTGACGACAACGGCTACGTGCAGGAGGCCCTGGCCGTCTCCGGACCGACAGGGACCTCCGAGCCTGCCGTCTTCACCCCCTCGGGGGTCGCCTACGACAAGGTGTTCCAGGTCACGGCGGTAAACGTGGCCAGCGACCAGACCACCCTTACCGTCACGGCCGCCAATACCCTCGTCCCAGGGAGCAGGGTAGCCTTCCTCCGCCTCCAGCTCGCCCCCTGGCTGAACGGCACCGTGGTCACGGTCCTGACTGCCTCGGCGACCCAGTTCACGGCCATCCTCCCCACCCCATATGCCTATACCCAGGCCGCAGGCACGGTAGAGTCCGGCATAGCGGGCGTGGTGACCCAGGACAACGGGGTCGTGTGGGGCAACATCGGGTTCTACGAGGTGTCCCCGACCGTCCAGTTCACCGTCATACCCTTCGTCAGCGGCACCAGCGCAGTCATCGGCCCCCCCTCGGGGGTCAACTCCTACAAGTCCCAGGTCGCCTGCCGGATAGAGTGGCTGATGCCCTCCTTCCCCGGCACCATCGGCACCAGGGTCGTGCTCTCTACCGACCCGGCCGGCGTCAACCCCCCCTACGTGCAGTATGGGGACATCGTCCCCACCAGCCAGGTCAGCCGTACCAGCACGGCGGTCCTGAGCAGCGACTCGGTGACCAACTACGACCCCCAGACAGGTGTGCAGGTCGTCACCACCACCAACCAGACGCAGGAGTTCACCTTCAACTACGTGGACATACCGCCCTCTGCGGTGAACAACGCCACGCAGTTCTACGCCATGCTCTCGACGGTGGTGCAGGACCCGAGCACGAGCGCCGTCTTCGAGTCCCAGCAGAACGGCCCCCTGGCCTGCGGGTTCGTAAACCTCTCCCTGGTCAGCCCCACGGACTTCCTCGCCCTCCAGCGCAAGGAGGACATCGCCGGGAGGATGATAAGCTATGTCACCCAGCTATACCCGGACCTCGACCTGTCCCCCCGCTCCGAGGCCAGGGACCTCCTCATAGACCCCGTGTCCATAGAGCTGTCCAACATGAGCGTGAGGGAGTGGTTCGACCGTTGCTCAAGGTCCGTCTCGGCGATAAGCCAGGTGGACGATGCCAACGGGGACGGCATAAGCGATGACTTCAACAGCTCGCCTATCAAGCAGTCGATAGCCCGTGCCTTCGGCCTCAACGCCGCCGACACCCAGTCCCTCATCGACCGCCAGTTCGACGTCCTGGGCGAGGCAGCAGGGCTGACCCGTGGGGGGGCAACCGCCTCCGTTGTCACCCTGACCTTCTATACCTATGTCAAGCCTACCCAGACGAGCACCTTCCCGGTAGGCATCCTCTGCACTACCACCTCCGACTCCGTGACCCCCTCCCTGACCTTTGTCACGACAGGCTCGGCCTCCATTACCCCGAACTCTGCCCCCTCCTTCTACGACCCGGTCGCCGGATGGTGGGCGGTCAGCATCCCGGCATCCTGCCGGACGTCGGGGGCAAGCACCAACGTGGGGGCAGGGACGGTAAACACCATAAGCTCCAGCGCACCCTCCGGCTGGGGGGTCACCAACCTCGTGCCTGCTATCTTCGGTCAGGACGAGGAGATAAACTCCAAGTTCGCCTCCCGCATAGCCGCCAGGGAGGTCACGGGGGTTGACTCCGGCACCAGGGACGGGTACTTCACCGCCGCCATGTCCACGCCCGGCATCGTGGCCACGGAGGTGGTGGCGGCCGGCGACATCGAGATGCTGCGTGACTGGGACCCCATCCGCCAGAAGCACGTCTTCGGCTGCGTGGACATCTACTGCCAGGGGGTATCCTCCTCCCAGAACGACCAGACCGTCGCCTTCGAGTACGGGAACGCCGGGACCCCTGGGCAGCATACCACCTACCTGCCGCTCACCGTCGCCAACGCCTCCGCCACGCTCCTCCGCCTGTATATCGGGCAGCAGACCGAGTGGCCCCTGTACCAGGGCGTGGAGATACTCGTTGCAGGGATTACCAGCTCCTTCTTCCTCGACGTCCTGGAGGCACAGTTCGACAGCGCCAACGGGTACGTAATCCTGGACCCGAACGGCACCCCCTACCACTATGTCGGCAGCGGGGCCACGCTGGCAAGGCTGCCCATGATGAGCAGCGTCTCCCCCCCTGTCACGATGACCAACCTTGCCGCCGTGCTGGGGGCGTCCCAGGCCAATGCCACGTTCACGCTGTGCGCCAGGACGGCCTCCCCCCTCGCATGCACCCCCTCGCAGCAGCCGATAGTGGCGGCCAACTCCGCCATAGGGCCGCAGACCGGCACCGTCCCCACTGCCCTGCTCAAGGTCGTGCGTACCTCCGACTTCCTGCTCTACGGCGGGTCCAACCAGGCAGGGGACGAGGTCCAGGTGTCCTCATCCTACAGCTCCCCGGTCACCAAGACCATCACCGCCAGCCTCTCCCAGCCCGTACCGATAGACACGGGCATGGATGTCCCGGTCGGGTCCTCCTACAACAACGGCAGCGACGTGCTGTGCATCGGCAACGTGCTCTCCGTGCGCTCCCTGGACCTCTCCACCCTCTATGCCTTCGGGCCCACGGGCGACTACAGTATCGTCGTAGCCGGCCCCTACCACTCCTACGCCCTGGCGGCCCAGGCGGTACCCAGGAGAATCCTTACCATAGCCATAGCCAACAATATCCTGACCGTAGGGTGCAGCAACAACCTTGGCCCTGGAGCGCCTGTCACCCTCGACGGGCTTACCAACGCCACGTTCCTGAACGGGCAGACCGTCGCCGTGTCCGCCTCCACCGGCAGCGCCTTCACGGCCTACTACCCCTACCCCGGCACCTACCCCGTGGCCTCCGATACCGGCACCGCCACGGGCAGCGCCATACAGGACGGGCAGCAGGTGGTGGTCGCCTACAACCAGTTCACCGTCTACGAGCGCCTCAGCCTCGCCTCCGGGGAGTCCCAGACCCTGGTCGGGAGCGTGGCCAGCCCCCTCGACAACCAGGGGTTCGTCCACAATACATGGCTCCCGGAGAGCTACGGCAGGACCGACCTCACCCTGGACGGCTGGGGCGGCAACTATACCTACGACGCCCAGGGCAATATCACGGGGCTTGACCTCTCCACCTCTACCGGGCTGGTGGGGGCAGGCACCATGCACGACAGCCGCTACATCAAGGTCACCATCGCCCAGGGAGGGGAGGTGCTGCGGGAGGACGTGGACTTTACCCTCTCCGTTGACCCGGCGTCCGGGTCGGCCTCCATCACCCGGCTCCCCATCCTGGCGGACGGCACCCAGGTCCTCGTGTCCTACTTCTACACCGAGGCCTTCGACGTCGCCACCGAGTTCCCCTCCTTCGTCCCCGTGCTGGCCAGCAAGGTGTCCAAGACCAAGCATGCGGCGGCCGACGTGCTCGTCAAGGCGATGGTCGCCAACCCCGTGGACGTCACCCTGACTGTCACCCTGGAGCAGGGGCAGTCCCCGGACGCCCTCGACCCGAGCATAAGGACTGCCATCGACAGGGCGCTCGACAATGCCTCCGGCACCCTCCACCAGTCCGAGGTAGTCACCCAGGTCCAGGGGGTCACGGGGGTCCAGTCGGTAGGCATACCGCTCATCAAGTGCGCCAAGAGCGACGGCAGCTACGACATCGGGTTCATAATCCCCACGGGCACGGCCTGGACGGCCCTAGGCTCCGACCCGGCCTTTGCCCCCCTCAACCAGGTCAGCGTCAAGGGCAAGGTAGTCAGCTATATACCCGCCAACAGCTTCATCACTGCCCTGCCCGTCCTGCCCGACTCCACCGTCCCGTCCGGCGGCCCCGTGGACGCCTTCGTAGGCTTCCTGTACCAGGGGCAGGCCTACTCCCGTACCGCCTCCATCCAGAGCTTCCTGTCCTCGGCCATCACCCCCCAGAAGTCCTCGGGCGACGGCTCCTTCTACATCGTCGGCACCGACGACCAGATACTCGTCCCAAAGTACGATGGCGTCCACGACTACTCCGTGCCCCTAGGCCCCTCCTATGCCCAGAGGGTCATCATCACCGCCCCCCTGGACGTGGCCACCCCCTCCCTGCGCAGCTACTTCGTAACCTACCAGGTATGGGGGGAAAGCTCGGCGAAGGATATCACGCTGAGCAGCACCGAGTACTTCACTGCGGGCAGGGTGACCGTCAACTATACTGCCTCGGGGGGCTAGGATGGCCTCTAACAACAGCCCGGACCTCCTCTACCAGCAGTCCAGGGAGTCCCTCCTCCTGCTGGAGGACACCCGCCTGTTCTACCTCCTCCAGGCAGTGGCCAACTACTACTCCCCCCGCAACGACCAGCCCCTCTGGGGTACCCTGCTCAGGGCCATAGCCCAGGAGCTTGCCCGCCTGGACTACGACTACCAGTACGGCATAGCCTCCAAGGAGCCTCAGTACCTCACGCCCCCGGACATAAAGCGCAGGTTCGCCCTCCCGCTCTATATCAGCCGCCTCTACCCCTACCCTGCCCAGTTCGACAAGGGGGACTTCACCGGGCCGTACAACAGCCTCAACAACCCGGTGGGCTACAGGGACATGCTGGTGGACCTCCTGAGGGCGTACAACGAGGGGGCCATACCCCAGTCTATCGCCGACGTAATCTATGCCTACACGGGGAAGAGCATCGTGGTCGAGGAGCTTTACAAGGAGATAGGGCAGGGGGTATACGACCAGTCGGACCGGAACGCCATCAGGGTCAGCGTCAACGTCGGGGGCAGCAACCCCCTGGTGGACGTGCAGAACCTAGCCCAGCTCCAGGAGATAGTGCAGAGCCTCTACCAGGCCATCGACTTGGCGAAACCCGCCCATGTCGGCCTGGAGTTCACGACGGTCTTCAGCGAGCAGGAGGACATCAGCCTCAGGATAACCGACACCCTGAGGATAATCATCCAGCAGGTCGAGCTTTCGCCCCTCGACCCGATGTTGTGGATAGCCCCGATATACGACGTCAAGCACCCCAAGACCACCCTGGCGGCATACGGCAGGATGATGAGGCCTACCCTCCCCGAGGCAGAATGGCTCGTGCTACAGTCCGCCCCTGCCGTCTGGGACCCCTCTGTGGCCTACAGCCGTGGGGCGCTTGTCCAGTCCTCCTCCCCCAGCCCGCCCACGGGCGGGTACCAGATGTACCGGGCGCTCAAGAAGACCAGGGGTAACCCGCCGCCCTCCAGCCCCGTGTACTGGAAGCCCCTGCCGTCCCCGTCCGTATGGCAGGCATACTACCCCCTGCCCTATCCCAACCTGGGGACCTATGCCGTGGGCCTGGCAGGCTGGGCTGCCAACGCCGACTTCTATACTGGGCAGTACATCATCGACCCGAACGGCAACCTACAGCTCGCCACGCAGGGCGGTGCCTCGGGGGCGTCCGTGGCCTTCGGCACCCATAAGGGGGACGTGACCAGCGACGGCACCGTGGAGTGGCTGTGCCAGGGCACCAGCCAGCTCAACGACCCGGCCAAGTGGATACAGGTCGTTGACAACACGGGGGCCCCCACGGGCGAGGCCGCCAACTGGGACGTCAACCACCCGATGGGCCTCGTGGCCCCGAGGGACAACCTGGTATGGGAGGTCAAGAGCGACAGCCTCACCATACTCAACATGGACTAGGAGGAACGATGGGTATAACGTTTAAGCTAGGCAAGATAGAACGGAGGCAGGTCCCCCCGGACCCCAGGGTAGACACAAGGTTCAGGGGAAGGCTGGACGACGGATGGGCCCATACAGAGAACATGGAGACCCTACTGGGCTCCCTCCGTGAGCTATGGGGCATGCTGCACGATGACCGCCACGAGCGCCTTATGCGGGAGTTCGAGCTGCGCATGCTGGAGAACTCCCTGAGGAGGCTACCGGCATAGGCAAATGAGCGAGACGAAGACATCCTACCTCTCCCCGGCCACCGCCACGCTGGAGGTATCGGCGGTCCGGTCGCTGGAGCCGTCCGCCTCCATAACCCTGGACCTCGGCATACCCAACTTCACCGTGTTCTCCATCAAGTTCCCCCTCCCCGAGGACAAGAGGGCCTTCCCGGAGCTGGCAGGCGAGGCGCTAGGGGTCATGCTGGACGAGATGGCGGCCTTCATGCTCTCCATGGGCTACAGGCAGGGCGTCATAGCCAAGGTCTATGCCCTGGCCATGGACTGCTACAAGGGGATGCAGGGGCAGGAGGCCCCCGAGGAGAGGGAGCCTACCATAGGCACGGTAAGGGGGGAGTTCCCCCTGCCCACGGAGTTCGTGAACGAGACCCAGAAGCAGGTAATCACGGCGGCAGGGAGGAAGGCCCCTACGACCTTCGAGGAGCTGATAGCCGAGGAAGAAAGAAGGGAACCGCCTGTCCACATATTCCGGACCAAGTCCATCGCCCTGTGCGGCAAGCGCAGCCCGTATACGTGGGCATTCCCGGACGATGCGACGTTCGAGCACGAGCATGACGGAGTCCAGCACAGGTATAACGCCAAGATAACCTGCCCCAAGTGCCGGAGGGTTTACGAGAAGCAGCACGGCGTCAGGCTGGCGGCCGAGACCGGGCAGCCCCCCGAGGCCGTCCTGCGGTTCGCCGAGGGAAAGCGCCAGGGAGTGGCCTCCCACCAGTGCGGGAACACCTGGGTGATAGATGACAACGGTAACAAGATTGAGGCATCGAACCCCACCGCCCCAAAGGCGGGGTGGTGGGTGGAGACCCATACCATAGGGTGCAGGAACGCCGCCGACGAGCCGGAAGAGGAATGGTGGAACAGCCACTTCAGCATCTACGAGGAGTACAGCAACGACGGCAGGAGCACCGTCCTCGGCGACCCCGACGAAGGCAGGTTCGTCACCATCACCCCCTGGGGGACAGGCAAGGCGGCGGCGTCAACGGTCAGCGGGATACCGACGCTCGACGAGTTCGTTGCCTATTATCATGGCATCGACAACCTTTACGACAGGTATGATGCGGAGAGCGATTACTCCAGCCCGGAGGCCCTCTACAAAGCCCTGACAAAGAAATACGCCAGGTTCATGAGACGCTGCAAGCCCCCGCTCACTATCTACCGGGAGATTGCCCTGAAGGGCGGGCTTGGCGGCCTTGACACCCAAAACATGGGAATCTCCTGGACAATGACCCCGATAGAAGAGGGGACGTTCTGGGACAACGCTACGGGCGCAGGGGAAGCATGGATTTTCAAGGCATCGGTCATGCCCGAGGCTATCGACTGGTACGAGACGATGTGGAACCGCTTCTACCCGTATCTCGGGGAGAATGAGGACGAGATAACGCTGGTCGAAGGGGCGCAGGTAAAGGTGGTTGCTGCCCGCAGGGCACAGGACAAAGGATGGCAGCCGTTCGGGAGGACAGTCACGGCAGGCAAGGAAGTCAGGCGCATGCCGGTGCAGAGGAGGATGGAGTTCACCCACGAGCGCCCGAAGCTCCCCTCCAAGAGCGACATCCTGAAGGCGATACGCAGGTACCGCTTCCAGAGCATCAGGAACACCCCGAGGCCCCTCTACCTGGTGGTCTACGACCAGCAGGGCAACCCGAAGGGTACCCTCTCCCTGGGGCCAGGGTTCCACAACGACCTGCTCAAGATGCAGTACGGCAAGAAGGCCGGCACCCTGGACCTTGACGAGATAATCAGGGCCGGGGGAGGGGCGTTCAAGGGCGTGGGGGAGGACGGCAGGGGAGGGGAGATGGCATACTTCGACAACCCTGCCAACAGCTCCACCCTTGTCCTGCCCGTTGACAAGGACCTTACCCCCGAGGCGGTCAGGAGGAAGATAGAGTGGAACAACTCCCTGTCGAGGAGGAACGCCGCCGCCACGTGCGAGTTCTGCAAGGCACCGTCCGTGGGATGCGTGGTCAACTATGCCCAGCCCGAGGGGCCCTTCCTGGGCTCTGCCGTCCATGTGTGCGAGGCGCACAGGGGGCAGGGGGAGGACCCGAGGGCCGCCCAGACGGTCTTCGTCTCCAACAGGTGGGAGAGGCAGCCTGGGGAAGGCAGGGTGCCGTACCCCGAGTTCTCGAAGAGGAAGGAGGCAGGGCAGTGGGGGATGCGGTCATGGGACGGCGACATGGTCCATGACATCCTGGACAAGCACCGCCCCAGCCACAGGGAGAAGGACCCCAGCGAGTGGCTCGGCTTCGACGAGCCTGTACCGCCGGCCGAGGTGCCTGCCGTCCTCGGGGAGATTAAGGGGATGGACAGGGGGGAGCTGGACGCAAAGCAGCAGTATGTCGGGGTGGTGGTCTTCCTGGTGGAGCACGGCTCCGAGGTTCCGCAGGAGGCCCGCCTCCGTGCCGCCGAGGTGGCCGAGGAGCTTGCCGGCCTGACCGTGGGGATGGGGAACGCCCCGAGCAAGGACAGGCAGCAGTGGAGGCACCCCGAGAAGCGCAAGGCCCGCCTCAGGCGGGAGGTCGCTGTCCTGAGGGCAGGGATGCCCGTTGCCAAGGAGGGCCGCTTCCTCAGGGTAGAGGAGATGCGTGCCTGGGGCAGGGGGGAGCAGGACGAGTACTATGCCCAGCACCCCGAGCTTGAGAGGATAGGGAAGCCCAAGCAGGCGGACTACTGGGACGAGCAGGGCTACTGGGCGGGGGCAGGGCATGCCGCCTCCGGCGTCCTCCCCGTATGCACCTCCACGGGGAGGGTATGCCTTGCCTGGAGAAGCCCCGACGTGGACCAGGGTAGCTGCTGGGGAACCATAGGCGGGGCGGTAAAGGAGGGGATGGACCCGTCCTCCAGCGCCCGCCACGAGCTTGCCGAGGAGACCGGGTACAGGGGCAACCTCCTCCTGCACCCAGCACATGTCTTCAAAAGCGGGAAGTTCAGTTACCATAACTATATAGGGGAGGTGGGGCACGAGTTCGGGCTGCGCCCCGAGGGCGGCAGCGCATGGGAGACCGAGGCCCTGGAGTGGGGGGGCCTGGACGAATGGCTGAAGGAGGCCAAGACCAGCCCCGGCAGCTTCCACCCCGGCGTGCTGGTCCTGCTCAGGGAGTCGGGCGGCCTCATACGCAGCATATGCGAGAAGGCGGAAGGAAGGAAGACTGAAAATGGAGAAGCACAAGCACAGGCTCTATAACCCCGAGGACTACACCAACCTGCTGGACCTGCTCAGGCGGCCACCCAGCGCCATACCCCCGCACACGGGGGCCATGGTGGAGAGGGTGCCCGACCCCATCAGGAGGGGGACGGTGCGCATCTTCAGGGAGGACACAGGGGAGGTCCTGTACCAGGACCACAACATCATCACCAACATCAGCAGGTGGCTGTTCTCCGTCTTCATGGCGGCCACCGGGCCGAGCCAGCCGGTCAACCCCAGCGTCACTGCCCCCCCTCTCTACGGGGTATGGGGCCTGGCGCTGGGCGCAGGCAGCCCGACCTGGGCACCCGAGACGCAGCCTGTCGAGACGGCGCAGCAGGTGGAGCTTATCCAGCCCCTCGTGCGTGTCCAGCTCTCCAGGGTCAACTTCGTCAACCAGGACAACAGCGGCAACTGGAACCCCGTGCCCTACCCGGCCACCAACGTGGACTTCCAGACCACCGTCAACTCGACGGTCAACAACATAAACCAGCCCGTGAGGGAGATGGGGCTTATAGGGGGAGGGATAGCCAACATGGGCGGCTACACTATGCTCACTGCCCCGTTCTTCAACGGCAACCCCTCCTACTATATCGACCCGGTGACGAAGCAGGTCAACGTCACGGTGATGCAGCAGACAGTCATCCTCATCAACTACAAGACCCTGCCGCCGCTCAACCTGCCGCCCGGCATCAACATCATCTTTAGCTGGATATTCCAGTTCTAGGGGAAGTGGTATGCCCGGAAACGTGCTAGCGTTGCAGGTGGGCCCGTGGCAGGACCTCGGCGAGGGGGTGGTCAGCACCGGGTACAGGTCCATCCTGTCCGTGCAGGAGATTATCATGGAGGTGCAGGAGACCACCTTCTACGGCCAGAACCTCTTCATGGCCAACTACTCCCCCTGGGGTGCCGGGCAGGTGGACATAGGCTCCCTGACCGCCTATACCCTGTTCAGCAACTTCCTCAGCCCCTACGTGGGCAGGGAGACCACCTGGGCGCAGTTCCTCGACCCACCCTACAACCCCTCCTTCTACATCGGCCGCACCTACGTCCTTATCCCCCCTCCCCCGGAGCCTCCCCTGTCGTACGGGGCCATGGTCCTGCTGGGAGCGGCATACAGCCCCCTCAAGGGATGGTGGTGCAGGTTCAGGGGCAACTTCAGGCTCTCCATCCCGGTCTTCCAGGGCTTCCGTGGGGTCACCGACATGACCCCGGACTACGGCATCAAGATAAAGTAGGTATTATCACCCTGGAGGCAACCGCCGTGGCATACCAGAACAAGAGGCTCCCGAGGCGTGGCCTCTATGTGGCCAAGGACCCAAAGGTGTTCCGTAAGACGTTCGGGGGGATAGCCCTGGGGCTTCTTCGCTACAGAGAGGTCGAGCCGGGGGACTTCCTGGAGATAAGCATCAAGCGTGTGCGGGAAACCCGGGCTGGCTGACGCTACCCCTGCATGGACACCCCCAAGATAACGTACAAGCAGTATGGAGGCAAGGCGTCCATCGCCAAGTGGATTGCCTCCCACTTCCCGCCGCACAGGACCTACATGGAGCCTTTCTGCGGCTCCTGCTCCGTCCTTTTCGCCAAGCCCAGGTCGTTCATCGAGATTGCCAACGACATCGACGGGCGCATCGTCAGCATGTACAGGCACATACGTGAGGACCCGGAGCAGCTTGCGGCCCTCCTGTGGGCCACCCCCTACTCCAAGGCCAACTGGCGTGACACCGTGCCGGAGGAGGGCAGCCTGGAGGAGGCCCGCCTGCTCATGGCAGAGTCGGTGCAGTTCTACTGCGGCAACGGCAACAACTCCACCTGGGCGCTGGAGAAGTCCGGGGCACCGCACAAGCCCAAGCCCGAGGTCTGGGCGGACTGGTTCCTGCGCATCCTGCCGGCCGCTGCCCGGCTCAGGAGCGTGCAGGTGCTAAACGAGGACGGGGTGGACGCCATGAGGCGGGTCCATATGCAGGAGGACGCCCTCATCTACATCGACCCCCCCTACTGGGGGCACGAGCACGAGTACAGGCACAGGGTGGACTACGAGCGCCTCCTGGCAGCGGCAAGGGAGGCGAGGGCCAAGGTGGTCGTGTCGGAGTACCCCGAGGCGGCGGTATTCTACCAGGGGTGGAGGCAGGAGCGCAAGGACACCGCAGGCAGGGCTAGGACGGGGGCGTACAACTCCCCGGCCAAGCCCAAGGCCGAGATGCTGTTCATGAACTTCTGAGGGAGGGCTAATGAGCAAGGCGATGCAGATGGTACAGAGGATACATGAGTCGGGGGCAGGCTCGGGGGTCACCCATGACGCCATCGACCGGGCGGTACGCTCCGGCAGCGAGCGGGATGCCATGGCACGGGACGACCGCCTGTCCGGCTGGGTCGTGGACCGGGCCAACGAGGGCCTGGGATTCAGGGGCAAGGACTGGTAGGTATGCGACCCAGGGAAAAGGACTTCCTCATCTGCACGGTGAGGAACGCCACGGGGGAGCAGTGGGCCGCCCAGGAGGAGTATGTCTCCTCCCTGGAGGCCGGGGGCATAGGGGTATACTGGCCCCCCAGGGACACGGACCAGGACGACCCCATCGGGCTTAGGATATGCTCCGACAACCGGACGGCCATGGAGAGGGCGGACGTCGTCAGGGTGGTATGGGACCCGGAGAGCCAGGGGAGCCTGTTCGACCTGGGGATGGCGTTTGCCATGCGCAAGCCCATCTACCTCGTGAACCGCAAGGACATCAAGCCAACCGATAAGAAGTCCTTCACCAACTTCCTGCTTGCCATAGACATAGGGGAGCCTTCCCCGAGCAGCACCCGCCTCAGGGAGGTGGCCAGGTTCTACGAAGAGTACAAGGACAGCCCAGGGCTGCCCGGCTCCTGGGCCGTGGCCTTCCTCAACCAGGAGAAGGAGAGGAAGTCATAGCACTTCCCCCCCCTTAATTGAGGAGAACCACCATGCCTACCCCTATACAGCCCGGCAATACCAGCGCATTCAGGTCCGAGTTCCTGTTCAGGCCCGCCGCCCCGGCCCAGACCACCGTGAGGCTCGTGGACGGCAGCGGGTACGTCGGGGGGGAGTGGTTCGTGGAGCCTGGCAACGAGGCCAAGATGGCCCGTATCAGGAGGGACTTCGAGGAGGCCAGGGCAGAGGAGCCTGACGCCGGGTGGAGGCTCCAGACGAGGGGCACCGAGGCGGGGTGGCACGACATGGAGGCGCAGCCTAAGACGGCCTCCGGGCTGCGCAGGCGGCCGGACTACGGGAAGGCAACAAGGTACAACGTCTGGGACAAGCCCACGGGGCCTGTCGGCAGGCATACCCAAAAGCTGTACCGGTGCTTGAACTGCGGGGAGAAGCAGACGATAGGGACCAACCACTACGGCCCGGTCTACGGCTACTGCCACGGGTGTAGCTGGAAGCCGTCGTTCGGCAAGGCAGAGTATGCGATACCCATGTTCGGGCGTACCTACAGGCCGTTCGAGTACGCCGGGGACCCCGAGGAGCCAGGACGTGAGGAGAGAATCCAGGAGACGTGGAACGCCCCCCCGCACGCTGCCTCCCAGGCAGCGGCCCCCGGACGCCCGAAGGAGGCGGCGCAGGCCCCCCGCTCCTACAAGGTAGGGCAGGACGAGGGCGGGTTCTGGTACATCTTCGGCCTGCTGGGGGAGGAGATTGCCGAGGGGCAGGCCGACGAGGCGGTGCAGACCCCCGACACATGGCTCAACGTCCACGGGAAGGCCAGGAACCTGGACCTGGCGGAGCAGCTCTACCGGGAGCTTTACGCCGAGTTCCAGGCCAACGACAACCTCAGGGAGGGGGACACCTTCGATACCCCTATCGGCGTGTTCATATGCCAGGGGGTTGACGTCCTCCCCCACGACGCCTCTGCCAAGAAGGCCGTGGCCGAGGTTGACGACAGCTACAGGTGCGCCTGCGGCTGCGACCAGGGGGAGCACAGGAAGAGGGTTGACGACAACGGCTACCCTCACTACGGGGAGTGCTCCAACCATCCCGAATGCAAAGAGTATACCAGGAAGGGAGCATAAATGGGCCCCATAGACCCGAAGACGCTGCTCAGGATAAAGGACCTTGCCAGGCAGTACACCGAGGAGACCCTGGAGGACCCCAACCCCCTGGACTACATGGCTTTCGAGAACGCCATCCTCCAGGGCTACAACCTCGCCATGGAGGATGCCAGGGGAATCCTCCGCTCACCTGCCAGATAGGATAGGCAGCCCAGCGTATTATAGCATCATGGACGACGTCTGTGACACAGGGCTAGAGTCAATCCCCGAGGAGGTGGACGGGGGCCTCCAGCGCCCGTCTCCCTACCTTGCCAGGGTGCTGGAGAAGGTAGGCACCAGGCCAGGGTGCTGGGAGTACCTCCGGGTAGGCATCTTCCGGAGGAACCCCGATACCGGCACCCCTGAGCAGATAGGGGAGTACACCAGGAACTACCCGTCCTTCTACCGTACCTTCCACCCCTTCCAGCTACGTGGCGGGTGGTATGCCCTGTACTCCAAGGACTATACCTCCACCCGGCTCATGGCCCTGCCGGGCTGCAAGGACATCGGCGGGGAGGAGGCGGCCGCCTGCGGGTTCTGCCCCGTGGACTACTACGTCCCCGTCCTGCACTGGCTGGAGGCCGTCCATGCCGAGGGGTGCCCCAGGCACCCGGACAGTGTAGACCCTACCAACCCCTGTACCTGCAAGGAATCCCGGTATATATGGCATTTTCCCGAGCGGGTCCACGGGTTCGTGGCAGGCTGCGTATGGGGGGATGACACCTCCTGGAAGGTGCAGTACCTCGACCTGTCCAGGGCGGACGAGGGGATGCTGAGGAGGGAGGAGAGGTTCGGGTACATCGAGCTTGCCTACAACCTCCACCTGGACAAGGCCATCGACCTGGACATAGAGGACGACAGGTTCCCCCCCTGCCTGTCCATAGCCTGCCAGAGGCACTTCGACTTCGCCACCGGGGAGCCTAGGGGCGAAGAATAGCCCCAAGAAACCGGACTACCGGAGGTATTATATGAGTGGGGAGACTCCCCCCGACTACAGCGTGACCTTCGCAGAGTCCTTGGTCAGACCAATGGACCGCAAGAAAGCGGGTCATAAGGACGGGGGGCCGGGAAGGGCACCATGTCCGACCCCCTGCTCCTCAAAATGAGGATAGCAAAGCCGAGAATCGACAGGCCGCACGCAATGGCCGAGACTAAGGTAACTATGCCGCATATCACGAGGCCGCACACTTCGACAACGACCCAAATCAGGTCGGGCGGCGGAGCCTGCTCGGGGTAACAGCCCCAAAGCCTAGGCTCGGCGGCCGCCAGCAGGTCTGGCGGCTTTCGTGTTTCATGGGGGCCTTGTGGGGAGCGTCAGGATAGACACGGTTGACCCGGACGACCCGGCCGACGTATTCTTAGAGAGGTACCTCCCCGAGAAGGAGGACGTCCCGGACCCGAGGCCTTCGCCGTCGCCCCGGAGGATAACTCTCCGCAGGG